CGCTGGTGCCGGCGCCGGTGCGAACGACATGTTCACGCCAGGCGGCGTGTTAGCCACACTGATGTCGCCCTTCTGACCTATCGGGGCGCCGTACTGCTCGTCTGTCGCCGGCACGCCCTGCACGGTGTTGGTGACGCCTTTCCCCGGCGTGCCGTCCAGGTTCTGGAAACCCAGCTGATTGGCTAGCGCATTTTGTGCCGCCAGATTTTCCATTGTGGGCGCAGTATCATCCGGATCGGCCACAACTCCCCTCGCCACAGGTGCGACCGCGGGCGGGTTGGCGACCGTAGACAGATCCTCGGTAGCGGCCTTATCCGCTGCGGGCTGGTTCTGGTTTTCCGGGTCTGTTGCCGGGTCAAATGCCGGCGGCGGCGCGGCAGGCGGGTTCACGGCCTGATTGGCTTCCTGATTGGTAACCGAGTTGGGCGTGGCCGGAGGCGTGCTGTTGGGGCCAAACGCCAAGGAACCGTCCTCCGGCGCATAGCCCGGCACAGCCACGTCCGACGGCACGCCCATGTCGAAGCCGGGGCTGGCGTCATTGGCGCCGAACTCGCCGCCGGCGCCGTAGCCGGTGATGGGCGTATCGGCGCCAGGATCCCGCGACTGCCGCAGGATCTCCGCGACGATGGCGTCGCGGACGGGATCGGCAGGCTTGTTGGATGGCGATGTCGGCGCGCTCGGCGGCGTCGGGTTCACTGACGGGATTACCTGGCTGAACAGGGCGCTCATTGGGCCGGTGTCGTAGCCGCTCGACGCCCCCGCGCGGTTGCTGCCGGTGCCGTAAGGTCCGACGTCGGGGATGGACTGGTAGGCAAATCTGCGCGCCATCTACTGGCCCCTCACACGTTCACGCCCGCGGCGTCGTAAGTCGCCGCGATCGAGATCAATTCCACATCCGGCGGCGATGTCTGCGCAATCATCACCTGCACGATCGGCGCATGCGAAAAGCCGGTAAAGCCGATCGATACCCACATCGTGTTGCGCACCGTAGCCGTCGCCGGTGCCGGCTGGTCCCACTGCAGGTACTGATCCCGCTCAGGCGTCGTCGGCGCCGCCTGCGCCGGCAGTGGATTGCCTGGCGACCACGGCGGCGTGAAGCCCGGCGTCGGTCCCCACAGCCCCTGATCCCAGACGTCCATTGGCCCCGGATCGGGTGCCGCGGACGGCGGCGGCGGTATCGTGATCACGTAGTCGGTGGTCGCCGACAGCTGCGGCTGGAATGGCTCGCCATTGCGCGAGCGGAACGATGCCCGCGCCTGCCGCCACACCACGGTCGAGCCGCTAGAGTTGAACATCTCCCAGCCGCCGACGATCGTGCAAAGATAAGGCAGGCCATTATCGGTGCCGGTGCGCTCTGTCTGCACGATGCGGCCGTCCTGGGTGCCGAAGAACATGTCCGCGCGTAGCCGCCCGAAGCACATCGCGTCCCAGCCGATGATCCTGCACCACGCGCCGGTGGCGACGTTGACGGCGCCGGTGGTGTAGTTGCCGGGAGTGCCGCCGGGGTAAGTGACGAAGATGCCGCCATACTCATCCCATTTGCACATCGTCCACGGCAGCGCGCGCTTGGCGTTGACCTCCTCGCGCCACATCGGTTTGATCGCGCGGGTGATCGCGGCCAGCTCCAGCTGCGAGCTGTCTTTGGTAATCGATGCACTGATCGGGATGATGCCGTCGACGGTGGCGATCAGCACGTCGCCGCCGATCGGCAGGTGGCAGTTCATGCCGAGCGGGAAGCTGGTCGCGTAGCGCCCCTCCTGCCGCCAGTTGGTCGCGGTGGATGGATCGGAGCCTGTGAAGATCAGCAGCTCGCCCTGGTCGGTCATGAAGACGCACTTGTCGTCGATGCCGTCGCCGGCGTCGATCGACCAGCTGAAACCACACAGCAGCTTGCCGCCTTTAGTGGCGGCGCCGGCGAGCGGGATCTGCAGGATGCGACCCTGGAAGGCGTTGGTCGGCAAATACCACGCATTCATGGTGCCGCCCTCGATGAAGAAGAAGCGCCCGCGGTACTTCCAGACATAGGTCAGGTTGTGGCCGGCGACGCATGACGGCGGCGGGATGATTGCCGGGTCCGCGTTGATCTGGCCGGAATTGAGCGTGGTCCACGTCGTGCCGTCGAAGTGCAGCACGAAGTCGCCGGCCTCGTTGCAGACCAGCATGTGGTCGCCGCTCTGGTTGGCCATCTGGCTGGCGACGTAGTTACCGGACAGCTGCCCGGACTTGATCAGTGTCGGCGTTGCCGCCGTTACATCGTACAGCTTGGTGGCATTGCCGGCGTACATCCGCTGCTGGCTGCCGCTGATGAAGTTGAACATCGAGACGACCGGCGTCGTCTCCGGCAGCGTCGCCCATGTCTTGGTGCCGCCGCGCAGCTTGGTGCCCTTCATGGTCGGCACCCAATTGTCCATGACAAGGGCGCCGCCAGGCTGCATGAAGCTTTCGTTCTCGTTGAGGATCAGCCCGCGCGTCGGCGCCGGGATGGTGATGGTCTGCAGCCGCTGCGCCACCTGCGCCGGGACGGCCTGCCGCCTGAAGGCGTTGTAGGCTGCGACCGTCATGTCGGCGCCGGGAAGGGATAGGCGACGCGCGCATTGGCGGACATCGGTCGACGCCCGACAATGATCGGCGCCGGGCTGTCGTGGCCCATCGCCACCGCCAGCGCGTCGGAGTAGGTGCCCATATCCTCGGCGTAAGAGGTGCCCTTGTTAGCCTTCCACTGCCAGACCATGCCGAGCTTCAGCAACCGTTCGTCGAGGCGGAAGCTGTCGGTGTCCGCCGTGAAGATGTTGCCGTAGCCGCCGCTGGCGAGAGAGATGCAGTTATTTTCGAGATAGGCGTAGTAGACGCTGTCGCCGACCGGCAGCACCGGCGAGAGGACCATGTTGCCGCCGTACATCGTCCACTCGCCGTAAGGATTGGCGGTCCAGTTGCGGGCGCGGCGGATCAGCCACTCGTCGGTGTCCGGTATGAACGACAGCGGCGCCATGGTGTAGGTCGACCGCCAGACGTTCGACGTCAGCAGCATGCGCTTGTAGTCGGCCGGCAGCGCGAAGCTGGTCGCGATGCCGTCGCCGGTGTAGGTCTGGACTTTGCGAAACAGCGTCCAGTCGCGGGTGTCGTAGGCGATGCGCTGCGCCATCTCGTTGGCGAGCGCGTACATCTCCTGCATGGTGCGGTTGGCGGCGAGGTTGGTCGTCACGGCAGTCGGAATATTCACCCCGACGACAGCGCAGACATCCCTCACCACCGACAGCAGCGTCATGACGCCTCTCCCGTGACAGCCTCAAGGACCGCCTGCTCGTTCGTCATGCCACGCGGGTTATCACACTCCTCATCCGACACGCTGTCGAACGTGATGTTCCGCCGGCCGCACGCCGCGCACGTCCCCAAGAAAGGCTGCCCTTTCGGTGACGTGCGATTGACCAGCGGGTGCTTCACGTTACGCAGCCTTGTCCGGCCGTGAGTTCTCGGCCATCCGCACCAGCGTCTTGCGGTTCATGTTCTTCGAGCCGAGCGGCTCCTGCCCGGTGTGCTCGGCGATGTAGGCCCGCAGCTCGTCAAGCGACATCGCGTCGAACTCGCTGTCGACGCTGTTCGCCTTGCGCGCCTGCATGTCCTCTTCGAGGATGGCGTTGCGCGCCTTGAGCGCCTCCAGCTCGGCCAGCATCTGCTTGTTCGGCGCCGATGCCCGGCCCTCCTCGATATAGGTCATCGCGGAGTTCTTCATATCGCGCCCGCCGGGTCCGAGGTTCTTCAGCTCGGCGCCGTCGATCGCGGCGAGCTGCTCGATGGTGTAGACGTTCTGCGCCTTCAATTCGGCGCGGCGGCCCTCGGACAGGAAGGCCGCGAAGTCGAGCGGCGTGCCGGATTTGGTCTGGACGTTGTGCGACTTGAATTGCCGGTACTGGTCCGAGAAACGCTCGGCGTAGCTCTGCTTGACCTGCCCGCCAGTGAAGCGATCATCTACCCAGCGGCAAAATGCGGTTGCCTGAAATACGCGAACGTCTTTCGATCCGGGCATACGAACTTCGCACACTTCCACATCGTCGAAGATCGGCCGGCCCTCGGCCAGCGACTTGGCCTCGTTCGGTAGTGCCAGTTGCTTGAACAGAACGACGAGCATCTCGTCGGGATCTTTAACAGCCATAGTTGGTCCTTCCTTCTTTGAATGGTCCGGGCCGCCTTCGCGGAAGGAAGGAAGGCGATCCACCTACACGTCGGCGGCCCGGTTACTCGGTTGCCCTTCGTTGTTCGGCGTCAGGCAGCCGGGTCACTGTCATAGAGCCGCCAGTTGAACATCGGATTTGTCATCGTCAGTTCACCCATCCAGCCAATGAATTGTGCGATCGCGTCCTTATCAATCGGCATCTGGCCATCGCCGTCGAACAGCTTGTCGAAATTGCGCGACGAGTTGTAGCGCAGCCGCAGGCTGTCGGTGTTGAGGCCGAACGTT